CTTGCCCTACGTCCTCGGCTACGTCACCTACTGCTTGCCCTATGTCTTCAGCTACGTCTCCAGTAACTTGTCCTACGTCCTCTATTATGTCTCCCGCAGGGTTTATAACTGCATCATCTACTACCGACAAAACATCCCTAGCTGCGGTATCTACGTTTGAGAGTACATCACCAGTAACTTGCCCTACGTCCTCAGCCACATCACCTACCGCTTGGCCTACGTCTTCTACTACATCACCAGTTGCTTGTGCCGCGTCTTCTAGTGCATCGCCAAGGGGTTGTGTAACAGGTTGTAGTACTTCTTCATCGAAAGTTGCTAAACCTTGTCTGACTGCTGTATCTGCGGCAGACAACGCATCACCCGCTGACTCTGTGAGTGGTTGTATTACGTTATCGTCTAACGCTGACAAGGCTTGTCTGGCTGCTGTGTCTGCTCCTGATAACAAACCTCCTACTTCTTTAGTAACTGGTTTAATTAAGTTGTCGTTGATAGTAGATAACGCCTTTGTTACAGGCTCTACTAAGTCACCAACTTTCTTAGCTGCGTCACCAAGCGCGTCTTCGATTACATCGGGAAGTATAGTTCCTCCTTCTGCTACGTATTTACCTACACCTTTTAACAAAGCCTCTTCTATATCATCGCCTTGAGCAAGCGCATTTATAGTCTTATCAATGCCTGCCTCTAAGTCATCAGGGTTAATGTTGTTATTAACTGCAAAAGTGTTTAGAGCATCTCCAACACCGGCCTTCTCTAAGGCTTGGTTAACAAGCTTAGGCCCATAAGCCGTAGCAACAGCTTCTATAGGGTCACCTGTAACTACCCCTGTTAGCAACGCTTTTGATGAGTTATAGCTAAGACCTAAAACACCTTTTCCAGCTACCGCAGGTGCAGCCTCTATACCTTTTGCTACGTCTGCTGTTACNGCATCTACTGGAGGTACTAAAATGTCTGCATATTGTAAAGTAGGAAGGGCTATAGAAAGGTAATCCTCAGCGTGTAGCGTCTCACCTTCTATTGCTTTAGTACCTGCAATAAAAGCCTCTGAGCCGCCCGAAGTGAGTACTGCTAAACCAATCCTTACAGGCGCTGGCATACCAGCCCACACACTCTCAGGTTCTACGTGTAAAGTACTATACGTACCTACAGGCCCAAAGTCTTGGTAACTTCCCGCCTCATACTCAAAGTTGTCGTCTGCTCTATATACATCCGAACCTAAACCAGTGGTTAAGTACCGAGTCTGACCGTCAACCTCTATCGACAGTGGTATGTTGTTTTTAGTGATGTAATCGATGGCAGAGTTTGTAGCAGCTCGTTTACTTACACCTCCTTTTGGGCTAACCCCTGACATAGTAAACTCAGAAGGGTCATAGTTACGTGTATTAAATTCTTCATCAGTAACTTTTCTTTTCTCGGAAATACTTCCTAAAAACCCAGACAGACCACGAAGAGCTTCTTCTGTTGTATCGTACTGTGTACCAGAACCGTAATCTACAGCCGCCATTAAAGCTGTAGCGCCTTGATAGGCATCAGGGGCTGCGTCCTGTCCTGTTGCTCTACGAGCGTCAACAATAGCTTTATCACTATCGGATAGCTGTGAATACTTTAATGCGCCGCCATATTTGTTTGTAGCTACTCGTGCGTTTAAGTCTATACCATCGGCATTTAGGTTAACAGGCCCACCAATTACGAATGCAGGAGCAGGTGTAGGTTCTTGCTCAACTTCAAAGGGGTCTACTTCGTTATCAAAGCTACTGGCAAGAGAAACAATTTCTTCTTCTTCTTCATCCTGAATAGGAGTTAAAGGCTGGAAAGGAGCAGGTTTCTTTATAACACCTACTTTGTTGTTAATCTGTCTATTAAGGCTACCGTATCCAGAACCCATTATCTTTCCCTCTGTACGTTATTCATTTTCTCTACGGTACGCATACCACCTAAGCCTAACATACCGAGTAAGACAGGCATCATCTCAGACAACTCTATCATTGGGATTACAATTGGAGTATGGGATAAAGCCAACGCAAAATTAGCCATCGGGATAACAAGGAAGTTACTCGCCATGCCAAGGCAGCATACCCACCCCACAGCCGGACGCCAGCCAGCGACAAATAAGTTCTTGTGCGCTGCTTCAGTTTTATTAACTTCAATCTGTCCCTTCGCTAGTTCTTGAGCATGTTTCTCAGCAAGAGTAGCCAGTTCAAAAGCTATAGAGTTTTTCTTATCTTTATCCTCTATAAATTTGTCAAGTAAACCAGTAACTGGCCCTATTAAGCTGCTTAGTATACTCATGTATTATACACCCTTTAGTCTTTCTTGTCAAGTGTTTTATGTGACTGACCATGAACTATTTTCTGCACAGTGTCTGACTCATAAATCCTAATCCCTAACCATATAATTGTTAAAATAGAAGCTGTCGGCGGTAGCCAAGCGGCCATAGAAAGGATTGCAGTAGAAGCGGCAGCTACGTCAAGCATTTCTTTTGTGTCTTCGACCATTGTGAACGTCCTGTTGTCAAGTTATTTTTTAAGTAAAAAGATTAAACCGTACACAAGCACAGGGATAACCGCTATGCCTACACCTATAACTGTTATGAATTGTTTTATAAGTGTAAGTGTGTTGTGTCTTTTTAATGCCTGTACTCTTACTTCTTGTTCTCTTTTCTTTTTACATTCGCTTTGAAAAACTAACCAGTCGGAATAAAGATTAGCTCTACCGGCGTAAACCATGTAATCCTTGAGCCACTCTTCTTGTTCTTTAATCTTCTCCAGAGCCATGAAAGCATCCAAGTCACTTTTGCCCTTGGATGCTACACGTTTTGCTATTGCACTTTTGTTATCGAAGTATTGCTTAGCTGCGTCTGAACAATCATATAATTCCTTCCCGTTACTGAGTGCTGTCTTGATAACCTTAAAAGCTGCGTTAGCGGCAGCAATCTCGGCTAACATTTACTCAGACGCTTTACGGATGTCAGCGGCAATACCGTCAACAAACGTAGCAGACCCTGCCCCAATGCCCTTAGCTGTGTCTGTAACCATAGACTGTGCGGAGTCAACAGTGCTGTCTACAATCATCTGTGAACCGTCTACTGCGGCATTGAAGGTGTTACAAGCTGTCAATGCAAATGCCGCTAGTACTAATAAATATTTCATTGTTGTTTACTCCAAGTAAAGTTAAGGTGCTGTCGGCCAAGTAATGTCAGTAGGGAAACCAGTCTGTCCAGTTACGTCTCGTAGTGCTGTTCGGTAGGTAGCCCAAGAAGCTCTTGTAGTGCTGTCTAACGGCGAATCAGGTAACTGTGTCCAATCACACTGGGTCAGTAGCTCATCGCGCTCATATCGAACGCCACGGGCTTCTGAGGCTGTTTCGTCTTCTGTTTTAGAAACAACAGACCAGTCGAGCGTCCAAGAGCCGTCTACCAAAGCAGGCTCTGCGTTTGCTACTACTTTCTCGTTATGTGCGGGCGTAGGCTTATCTGCATAAGCGACACGGTACAAACCCCAATCAGCTAGGTGCTCTTCGCTTGGCTTGTCGGGGAAAGATGTATTAGGGTTCTCTTGCTTTAGCTTCCTGACGTTATAAGGAAACTCTTGTATTTCGTTGTTTAAAGTTTTAACGTACATAAAATTTTTACCTTAGAAGTGTGAAAGTACGGTCAGAAACTACAGTGCTTGTAGTGGTGGTGCCAGCAACGCTTAGACTTGAGGTGTCTGAATAATCAATGACAACAATTTTGTCGCTGTCTCTACAAGCTGCAAAAAGATACTCTCTATCTGTGTCACACTGCATCGCCATTACGAAGTCAATAGCTGCATTATTAGTTTGGCTTATAGTGCTTAATAATGTTAAATTACTAGGGTCACTAATGTCTATACAATTAATTTCGTCTTTTCCTACAAATGCAAGCTGGCGGCCAACGTCTAGAGCTACATAGTTGCCACTCGCCGGAATAGATATATAATCAAGTACTGACATACTCGAAGGATTACTAATATCTACACTTGTTAAACGCTTTTGGAGTATGTCCATCACATAGATAACTTGATTGTCCAAGTCAATAGCTTGATAAAGACCGTCTAGCGATGCATCTGATAGCGTACTTAAATGAGTTAAAGCTCCAGAACTTGCATCATAGCTAAATGATGATAATTTACCTTGGCTGAAATTAATTAGATATACATTAAGATTTGCACTATCTACCACGGTTGAATACGGATACGGCGCAGCAGTTGAATTAGTATATGTCTGTACTTTTACCATATTTGTAGGGTCAGAAATATCATAAACGTGTAAATCATAATTATTTGCGGTACTTGCGAATAAAAAATCGTTATCCCAGTCTGCCGAGATATGAGAGAGGCCGTTAAATATGGAATTGGACTGTATCGAATCAGCAAGAGATATATTCGTTTCGTCAGAAACATCGTATGAATTAAGAGCAGCATTATTATACCTTCCATTAGCCACGTATAGATAAGTGCCGTCAGATATTGAGCTGACAGAGAAAAAATTAACAAGAGCACCTGCTGATGTAGAAGATGTAACAGTAATATTTTCAACATCTTGAACATCAAGAACGCGTACATTACTTGTAGTGTCAACTAGGGCGGCAACTTCAAAACCACCAGTTCGCGAGTTACTGGAGGCAGTTTTAGCCTTGATGAGTTTATCAGCAACTCTGCTCATTATGCCATCGCCTGTCCAGCCGTGAAGCCGTAGTAGGTTGTGCCGCCATCAATAGTATAGAACACAAACACATCTACACCGTTATTAGTTGCTGTTAGCGTAGGGGCTGTACCAGCCGCCCAGTCAACACTAGCAGGCCAAGTGATTGCTCTGGCTGTTGAGTCTTGAATAATCTTGAGCGTGAAACTAGAGGCGTTGCCTGTGGACGCTGGGTTACTAAACGTGTAAGTAGTAGCGCCTGTGAGGTCGTGTACGAAGTTAGTAGCAGCAGAAAGGTCAATAGTTGTAGCGGTTCCGGTAAGCGTTACAGCATCTTCTGTGATTCCTGCTTCAAAGACAGTAGTCGCTGAAAACGTCTTAGCGCCTGTAAAAGTCTGTGTCTGTGCTAAGTAAGCATCACCACCGCTACCGTCAGCACCATCGGCACCCGCAGCCCCTGTTGCGCCAGTAGCTCCTTGAATACCTTGAATGCCTTGGATACCTTGGATACCTTGAGAACCAGTAGCACCTCTAAGGTCGCCTGTGGAGAAACCTAAGCCATCGTCTGAAGTAAAAGCAACTACACCTGTATTTGCTGTGTACGTGCCTCCTGTAAAACCATCGCCCGTTACGCCTTGGATACCTTGGATACCTTGAATGCCTTGGATACCTTGAGAACCAGTAGCTCCTGTTGGCCCTGTTGCCCCTGTGTCGCCTCTTGGCACAGTTAGGGTGTTGGTACTACCGTTGTAAGACGCAGAGCTTCCAGCGGCTCCTGTGGCTGCTGTGAGGGTCTGTACACTCGTTGCAGAGGCTGCTGCTGCTGTTGCACTTGCTGCTGCTTCATCTGCTTTTGTAGAAGCTATGACAGCTTGGGCTGTTACGTCACTTACTGTAGCGTCATTGGTTGAATCACCAGCACCGCCGTTTCCTCTATATATAGCCATTGTAACTCCTACAAAAACAGAAAAAAAAGAAAAGGGGATTCCGGAGAACCCCCTAGTTTGTTGCTTATCGCTTAGCCGTTTACAGCTAGAACGATACCTGCTTCTGGACGTAGTACCTGAGTACCGTACAGACAATCAGCAGTGTAGAGAGTTCCCAAGAACTCCTGCTTGTACTGAGTCTGTGAACGTACAGCCTGTTGCTCAGCAAGAACCATAGCGTCCTTGTGGAACAACATTGCACCTTTAACTTCACCACCAGCAGCGTTCTGAGCAGCAGTCTCAAGTACAGGACAGTTAGAAGTAGTGTATACGTCAATGCCGTATAGGTTACCAATCTGACCGTTCTTAACACCACGACCATCTACGAAGTCAGAAGACATGTAGCGGTCAACGCCCATGATAGCGTTACGAATGGAAGGAGGAACTACGAAAGAACGACCGTCCATAGGTACGTCTGCGTCATCCAGCTTCTGGATAGCAGCGCGGAAACCAGCATCGTTAAATACGTCACCAGCAGCTACAGCGTCAGCAGCGTAAGTTTCGATACCAGCAGAGCCAGAGAAGTTGTAAGTGTTGCTGTGAACCCAGTCAGAACCGGAACCGTTGTCGTCACCAAACTTCTTACCCAAGTCAAACAAATCACTATCAATCTGCTTAGCTAGGCCATAACCTGCATCACCAGTGTAGAACTGACGGAGAGAAGCAAGTGCCTGAACTTCGGTGATGTCTTCGATAAGACGAGAGAATTCAAAGTGCTTGTCAATTGCAATCAAGACTTCTTCTTCAGTGCTGTTTTGAATGGTTACGGCTGTACCAGCGGCTTTAGCGTTAGCTGAACCACGGATAGGCTTAGGTACGTGAATGGTATCGCCTTTCTTACCTGACATACCCATCTTCTTAACGAGGTTGGCAATGACGAGGTTAGACTTATAGGCAGCGACAACTTCGTCACTCCAGATTTCTGGGATAAACTTAGCGGCGCTAGTGTTTGTTACTGCGCCAGTTTGTGAGGGATATACTGATGTAGCCATGAGATAATACCTTTAAATGATAATAGTTAAGTTAGCGAACTCTCTTCTCGGCGTAAGCTAGGCCAATTTCATCTGACAAAGCTAAGTACCGTTCTGGGTCGTCCTGCATTAGTTTAATAATGTCTGAGCGTCTGTAAATCTTCCTAGACTGTTGTTGTCCATTGCCCTTTGTACTTCCTGTAGAAGCTGTCTTAATAGCAGCCTTACGTCCATCTTTTTCAGCAGCTAAGGTCTGAGAAACAACACCTTGACGTTCTTTCCAATTAGAAAGGAGTTCATCAGCGGCATCGTAATCATAACCACGGTCTGCTTGGGCAAAGAGCTGTGTTCTAATCTTAGAGCCTTTAATCCACTCAACAAACTTAGCGTCCTGTAGAATCTGCGGCATATCGGGATGACGTTCTTGCAGTTGTGTCCTCGCGGTATTACGCTTGTTATCTACATTAGCCTGTTCAGCCTGTTTAATAGAAGGATGATTAGCAATTGCTCTTGCGACAGCCTTGTCTGGGTCTGAGAAAAAATCTACATCTTCATCAGGGTCTTCAGTTGGTGCTGGTGGTGCTTTGGTGTCGAGTTGTGTCTGGATATAACTGTCAACAACAGAACGTAGCTCCCCTACTTCTCCGCTTTGNCTNCCTAGNAGCTTCTCAGCTTCTTGGTGCATCCTTACAATTTCAGCGGTTGACTTTCCTTTGTACTTCTCGGGGATTTCTTCTTCTTCTTGAGGAGGTTCAGGGGTTGACTCTTGCGGAGCTTCCTGTTCTTCTTCTTGTTCAAAAGTAGTAATTTCTTCGTCTGGGTTGTCGTCTTCTGGACGCTCGTCTATCAGTGTTGCCATTATTAAACTCCGTGATATATTATCATTGTGGAGGTTTTAGTTAAGTAAAGCTTCTGCTTACGCAGAGTTGGCCTTACGCTCTTGCTTCAGTTTTTGTTCGCGCATCTTCATCCACTTCATCGTTGCACCTACGTTATCACCAGAAATGGGGTCAATCTTATTGCGAACGGGGGAAATAAGTTTATAAGCAGGAAGACTACAATCTATACACTCAACCTGCTTTATTTCGTTATCAACAAAAAACTCATTGACATGTCCGTCAGGACACTGGAAATCAGCCATTATACGCATCAAGGTCTTCCTCTAATGCTTGTTCTTCGGCTGCTCTAATCTGTTCTTCTAAGTTAAGTAGACTAGCTATGATAGACAACTGACCCTTGCGGAACTGTAGGTCGTTAAGGTCTGTGGTGTTCTCTACTGAGTTAATACTTACAGTGTTTTCTTTTAAATCACTCAGTAAAGACTTCCAGCCCTCATTGTGAAACAACGAGTACATACTTTCGTAGTACCGTTCTAATTCTTTGTCTATCATACTGTTTATCCCTTTAGGACAGTTTTGTTAAGAAGTAAAGTATCTACTTAAAGAATACTATAGTACATTATAGCACAGTTTAAGCTAAAAGTCAAGAACTATTTCTTCTTAGCCTTGTTTTTAACAGCTCGTTGCCCTCTGATGGGCATCTTGTTGCTTTTAGGTGCCTTCTTTTTTTTACCGTCACACATTGAACATGCCATTACTTTTTCCTCGATTTAGCCCCAGAACACTTCCAACGCTTACGTGAGAGGTTGTTGGGGGTGTTGGGGTCATTCTGTTTAGCTTTGGGTAAGCCCTTCTTAATACCTAAGCTCCTAGCGCAGTAGCTGTCTCCCTTGGCCGTCCCCGCTTTTACACGGGAACCTCCATCCTTTGCTTTACCAGCCTGACCGTAGCTTACCTTCTTACCACTAGCTGTTACCTTAACCTTTGCTTTGCCCTTTCTTGGCGTTGCCATTGGCTTTCTCCTTTGTTAAGGCTTTAACCTCTGCTTCTAGTTTATCAATCTTTTCGTTAGCTACTTCAAACGCTACGTTAATTTGCTCTAGCGCGCTGTTGAACTCTCTCTGTGTAATAATCATTGTGGGAATTGCCCTTGTGTAGGTTCCTGCATCATTGTGGGTGGTTGAGCTACTGGTTGCGGCTCAGGTTGTGGTTGTGCCTGTATAGCGCCTTCTTTAACGGCTACTTCTCTTTCTTTAAGGAGCTGTGTAGAGATTTTAAGGCGCTTCTCAAACTCTTTGTCGTCTGCATCTCCAGCCTGTAGGTTAGTCGTTACAGCCTTAATACGAGCAATCTCTGTCTCTTGTGGAATAGCCTGTGCTTCAGCCATTGCTTTAACTGCACGAGCTTCAGACTCTTTAGCTTGTCCGTTGAGTGCTCCAGTCTGTGACGCTTGGAAGGCCAAGGCAGCTTGTTGTGTAGCTTGCTGTGCTTGCTGAGCCTGTGGGTTAGGCTGGTTAGCTGCATCAAGCTTAGCAATAAGCTCTTCACGGTTAGCTAAGTTCATGTTGTCAACAATAGACTTAATCAACTCAGGATACATTGGAGTCTCTGGTGACATAGTTTGTAGTAACTGTACTAGCTGTGTAACCTCATACTCACGGGCAATAATGCCTAAAGAGCTTGACACATCAAACTTATAGTCAGCAACTGGGTACATCTCAGGCTCAAACTGCATGTAACGGTGAGCAGCTTTGGTGACGAAAGGAATAATGAATGATTCTTGGAAGTTAATCAATGTGCGCTTGTGACGCTTAATGATGGCTCCTAAGCTCATAGAGATGCCCGCAGCGGTCGCATCGCCATTAATAGACCCTGACGTACCAGCACTGTCTATAGCGCCTGTAGCGGTCTGTACCATGCGTTGTAGCTCACTTGCCTGTGCAAAGGTAATGTTCTGTACCTGCCCAAAGTTAAAGGGCTGTAGAATCTCAGCAGGGTTGCCGTTTGTCAAGATAACTTTACCAGCACGTATCTCTGGTTTAGCACCACGAGGCATACGAGAGGCATCCATAGCCAACATAGGGTGTACGGTAAGAGCGAGAGCATCGATTCTAGCGCGTAGTTCTGCGTCTAACGCCTTTTGGGAGTTATACCCTTTCTCACATACTCCTCGACCCCAGAACTGGCTAGGAACGACATCCCAAGGGAATGCAATGATAGGTCTATCGCCCATCATGTAGGGGTTAGCTTCAGCTTTTAACAAAATACCGTCATTACCTACTACAACAATAGCCTCAACGTAGTAGCTAGTGTCTTCTTTGTCTCCAGAGAGTGATACAGTCTCTTCTTCAGCGTCAGTTTCTTGTTGAGCCTGCTCTAACAGGTGTCTAGGTACTAAACCGTAGTACTTAGTCAAACGAATCTTGTCTTCTTCGTACAGAGAAGTAATAGAGTGGTCTGGTTCAATGTCAAAATCATTAGATGCTGACTCTAAAGCCACATCACGGTAGACACCCTGCTCCTGTAGCTGCTCAACAACGTGCATAGAGATGTATTCATCTACAGCAACGCCTAAAGCATCCTCAACAGAGGTAGCAACGGGGTCAATAAGGAAGTTCTGAGGCATTACAGGGCGTAGTTTGATACAGGTACGGTCAGTAATGTTGACACCAACAGCGGTCAATTCACCGTCCATTAGGGGCTGTGTAGCTGGTTTGAACTCTTTTTCAGTTGTTAGTTCAATCTCAGCGATACCAGTACCAAAGACGGCTGCGTTAATAAGACACTCAGCGACACCNTTACGCACTTTGTTGCGCTTAAAGTCAGACTCTAGGTGTGTACGCAACATAACGATGTCTTTGTTCTCGTTATCCATTACATCGTCTTTAATGTCGAACCACTTACCCCGACCGAAGGTAGCTTCTTCTAGTTCTGCTACAGATGACTCCACAGCCTGTTGTAGGGCAGGAGAGATAATCTTAGAGCGTTCTGACTGACGAGTCTTATCTTCAGCAGCCCACTGTCCACGCCAGAGACGATAGTACTCATCGAAGCGTTGTGAGTAGTTAGCTTCAAAGTGGTCTCTCCAGTCACTACACTTATCACCAACCCAGTCTTCAAGCGTTTGTTCGATGTGGAATGGTTCGTTTTCTTCTAACATAGTTAGTACCCTGAGTATGTGTCCATGAATTCGTATTCTTCTTCTTCGAAGTCAATAGCGTAAGCCACCTTAGCGAGCTGGTCTATGTAAGCCAAGGCATCTATCAAGTCATCGTGAACAAGCTTATTGGGGAACTGGAATAGTTCATCTAAGAACTGTGTGTTCCACTCACCCTTGTTTAGTGTAATGTTACCGTGTTCAAACCTACCTTGTAACGCCCACACAACCCTATCTGTCTTTCTCTGATTACCGTGTGTAAGCTCTTCCACTCTAAAGAACCGCTGGTTCTTCTTCATTATGTCATTCAAGTAAGGATGTACAGCGTTCTTCAACGCACCTTTCTCAATACCTACTGAGATTGGTTTGTAGTCTCTGACTGCTTCAAAGATTCTTCTGGCAGTCTCTTCGACACCCCAACGCCCATGTATAATATTAGCAACCCACCAACCCTCAGTGCCTGCTTTAACCACAGCGATAGCCGTTTGGTCAAGACGATTAGTTTTGGTTGTAGCTTTCTGAACATCTGCAAATCCTGCCAAATCAACTGCTATGTAGTAGTTACCTTCCTCTGGTTCTTCTTCAGAGAACTTTACGTGTTCTTCCTTAAAGAGTTCACCACCCGCTGCCTCAAAGGATGCCATNAACTCCTGTCGGAAGGAGAAGGCTGACATCGACTTCTTAGCTGCGTTAATTTCTTCTTCGTCTAAGAGAGGNTTATCGTAGCTGGTAAAGTGCCAACCACTCCAGTCATCGTCCTTAGCCAACACAGAGTACTGGTGTAGCTCAAAGAAGTGGTTACGACCCATTGGCGTACCAATGAACATCGCTGAACCCTTCTGGTCAGCTAGGGCAGGTCTCAGGATTTGCTCCCAGACCTCCGGCTTCATATCGGCGTACTCATCCATAACCAAGAACTTAAGGCTGACACCACGCATGGTCTCTGGTCTATCGGCACCCTTGAGTGCGATGGTAGCACCGTTTATTAGCTTAATCTGTAGGTTGTTTACGTGACTAGAGGTAATAACAGGGTTACCTACTTCCAGTAACGTCTGCCACATAATGTCTCTAGCCTGACCCTGTGTAGGNGCAACGTAGAANACGTGACCCTTAGTCGTAGTTAAACCTTCAATGATTAACTTCCACGCAGCTAAACGAGACTTACCTGTACGTCTACCAGCAGCTATTACTTGGAATCGACAGGGGTCATTCCAGACCTCTTGTTGCCAAGGTAGTAGCTCAACCTTTAAGTCAGTCATCGTTTACTTTTTATCAGTGCTGTAGCGTCTACCTTCAAAAGAGAAGGTTTTCTGTCCTTTTGCATTAGCCTCAGCAAACGCTTTTCTAAAGGCTGCGCCAGACTCTGATTTTTTAGTGTAAGTAGGAAAGTCTGAAGACTTAGTTCGTGAATCTTTACCAGACGCTTTAGAAGCAGACTTACGTCCTTCTGCTTTTCCTTTAACATAAGCACCACCCGCGGCAAGAGCACCAGCTCCGGCTGTTCTGCGAGCAGTTTCTCTATTAGCTCGTTGACTCTTAGTCACAGGGTTGATTTTTTTCTGGCCTGCTGTGGGCTTGCTTGTCATATCTTTAGCGTGTTTTTGAGCTTCTTTAACAGCTTTAGTTCCGTACTTCTTAATTGCAGCAGGAATGCCTGCTCTTGCTATTAATGCTAATATTACTGGGATTGCCATTCTATTATCCTTTAGTTAAGTTTAAGTCAGTCACTCAATACAACCACATTACAGGTTTAGCATTACCGTCAACAGAGCGCATATCAATATGGACGAACACACTGTGTATTCCAATGCCTCCAAATCCCATCTTGATAGCTTCCTCAACCAGCGTGTACCTCTGTTGTGCCGTACTAACTTTAATGTCTGCTGCAATGCCTTGGGCATGAGTTCCTGCTTTCTCCTTTCTCGATTCAATCGGATGTTCTGGGCTACGATAGCCGCTAGTGATAACAAATGGGAAACCACACCTTGCTCTTAATAGGTCTAGCTTCAATAGGAATGTATCTTTAATTTCATTCTTACCTGTGTGCTGACAGGCAAACTCTTCTTTGGTGAAGTAATCTAGGTCTTGGTTAATATCATACATCTTCGGTGTAGTCTCCTTCGGCTATAGGCTCACTGGAAGAGCCTCCTGAAATGACAGTCTTCTCACCACCGACACCAGTGATTGAGATGTTGATACCACCCTTGTTACCACCTGCTGCATCCTTCTCGAAGTAGCTGGTAGGTAAGACCCTATCCATCACTAGCTTCCAAGCAGCAGCCTGATTCTTATGCTCATCATCCAGAGCAGCATCAAAGATAGACTCTAAGACCTTCTTAGACTTAGGAGACGTAAGCATCCTAGTCTTGTACTCATTGATGATAGCAGCATCGCCCTTGGGACGACCTACTGAGCCAACGGTTCCCCGCTTGCGGCTGACAATCTCAGACTTAGGGGGCCGCCCAATCCTCTTCGAGGCTTGGTTCTTTACTTTTTTATCAGTCAATATAACTCCTTTGGGCTACCTTAGTATACTTAAGTATACCTAAGACCCTTTAGTTAAGTTCTTTTGTTAATATCTTAATGTTAATAACTAAATGAAGTAAATTATAACATAGGTATATTATACCACACTTTGATTCTAAAGTCAAGAAGTATTTTAATTAATTTAGACTGCCCCTTTAAGGTACTTAGGTGTACCCGCGAACTCCCTTATAAATCAATGACTTACAGGCCACCTATTTACACACAATACTGTTACTTTTGGTAACACTTATAGCTTACACCCGTCTTCCTAAATGGTCACTTTTTTGTATCTCAGGGGCTACCGTAACAATACCGCGATGTCCAGCGACCCCCCC